TATCAATGGTGTCCGCGCTTTTATCCAGGGCCTTTACTAAGTCCTCAACCTCAAAGCGACTTTCGCGGATAGCCAGCGCCATATCGGAGCCAGCCCGTTGGCCAAACATCTCAACCGCAATAGCCGCCGCCTTCGTGTTGGATTCCGCTTCTTTTATGGCTTTGCTTATGTCCTTGAACCCCTGTACTGAATCACCGGATTCAGCGAACTTCTTCAAACTAAACTTGAGGCCGCTCATAACGGATTCGGTGTTCACGCCCTCTGCCTCAAACTTACCAATAAGAGCCGCCGCCTCTTTGAACTGAAAGCCCAATGTCCGCAATGGCACACCGAACAACACTAATGTTTTCTGTAATGTCGCAACCGAGGTATCAGTGGCCTGAGATGTCTTAAACAAGAAATCCATAGCCTTGGATTGCCCGTCAGTAGCAACAGACCAATCGCCAAAAAGCCGGGTCATGGTATTTACATTTTCTGCAACAACGGATTTTGTGATGCGGGAAAAGTCAAGCAGTTGCTTGGTTAGTTTTTCCAGGTCTTTACCTGTTTTACCTGTACGTGTATTTAGTCCCGCAATCGCTCTTGAAACTTGCTCCGCTGTCTGTGGAACCACTCGCATAACTTTTTCGAAGTTTTTTTCTAATGCCTTCAGCGACAACCCCGTTGCGCCGGTCTCTGCACGGATAGAGGTAATCGCCTTCTCATACTTAATAGCAGCACGGCCAGCGGACACACCTATAGCAGCAACCGCCAGCCCGAAGCCAGCAACCGCCCCGGTGCGTAACTTATTCAGCGCACTCCCGAACTTCTGAGCACGGGTTTGCGCCTTGTTCATGCCCTTGTTATAGGACTTGGAATCAACGCCCAAGCGCACCAGCATGTTAGCAATCGTCGCCATCGTTATAGCCTACCATAACGATGGCGACGATTGCTAACATGCAATCGTCGCCATCGTTATAGCCTACCATAAACTGTTCGGCCGTGAATGTGTCGGCCTCTTTCGTCTTGTTGACGTTGCAGAGAATGGACGCAACAATACCCGCATGGATATTGTCCCGCTCCGCTCCGAATGGTTCTATGCGATAATACCCTTGCCATTCCGCAAGCTCCCTGCTACTGATTCGCGTCAGTAGTTCCTCTACAGTGCAACCCAGCGCAAGTGCTAGTCTAAAGGCGAATCGTCGCCCTGGGTTGCATCGGAGTTTTTTTCCAGTTCCTCAAAGTCATCCTCAGTAATACCCGATAGCCGCGCCGCAACATCATAGGCCTTACTGAGTTCCTTTGCCGACTTGGTTGCAAGCTGAACAATCTGGTCATCGGTGAATATGCGCTTGCCAGAAGCGTCACACGCAGAACGCGCAACCAAACTAGCCTTCATATTCACCCGCAGATTGAATGCTGACTGGTTCTTTTTCGCGCCAACATTAATGAAATCATACTCCCAATCCTGGCGCTCCTTACCAGTCAAACCCTTCATGTTTAACTTGCCGCTCCAGGCTTCGCAAACCTCGTACTCAATATCCTTCGCCTGAAGAATATCCTGAACTGTCAGAAACTTAATGTCTTTAACCACTGCCCTACCCTCGCTTTCTTTAACTTGAGCGCGTCAATGCGCCCGTGCCTGTGTACGTTACCGATGTCTGCGCAGCCTCGCCGTGTGCGTTGCTAATCGGTGAATACGATGCTACATGAACCGTCCCGCTGTAAAGTGGGTTGTCCGTAGCCTGTGCTCCAGTAGTCGCCTTCACTTGTATTGTCGGTGCGGTTGTGCCGTTGGCTATCGCCCAGTTCAACGCATCAACATTGCCGCTTGCGAAGTCCTGGAAATAATTAACCGTCATACTCCACGCCTTCACGCCGCTTAAGAACGCGCTCCATGTATCGCCCATCGCGGACACATCCGGAAGGTCCTTGTCCACCGTCACCTCAATTGACTGCACATGATCCATTATAGTGCTGCCAGTCAGGGTAACGTATCCTTCTGTCAAAACAAACTTTGCCATCGTCTCTACTCCTTATGCCTGTATTGCCATTGTTACTAATGCTTTAAATGATTCCGTGCTGCCGGTGGTTGTATAGGTCGCCCGCCAGTAATCGTCCGTAACCGTAGCCGTTACCGTCTTAAGTTCGGCGGTGCGCCCTGTAACGGTTGTAAATGTCGCCCGCGTTGACGGGCTTGCGAAGTTGGCAGCGTCATCAGACTCAATAACCACAATCAGCGTCTCAGTTGATCCAGTCACAGTGGATACATGCAATGCGAAGTATCCCGTCTGTGCCGCCGCGATTGCCCCGCCCTGGTACGCTGCGCCATTACTGGAGCCCGCCACCGTGCGCGTATCCAGCACGTTGCCACTTGCTACTACGCCGTCACTGTTGGCGCTGAACGAAAAACCCATAACCTCGCCATGCGCCGCGCCGGGTGCGTAGTTCGCTGTGATGTCTTGGAATATAAACGCTGGCTCCTCTGCTGTCTCGCCAGTGGGCATTACAGACATTAGACTTCCCGTGCTGTCGATAGTGCCAAACATCGGCGCATCCGTAACAGTCGGATCAAAGAAGCCCTCCGCGCTGAACGTTCCGCTTTTGACGCCACTTAGGAACTCGCTCCAAGACGAACCAAAGCAGGTCGCGTCAACGATGTCCTTTGACACCTCAAGCGTCATCTGGTTTTCGTTGCCGCCTATACCGTAGCCGTCAAGATAGTTCGCTGCGTTTTTTAATACTCGTTTAGCCATTCTCTTACTCCCTGTACCAAACTACATAATCCTGTATGCCGCGCCTCACGTAATGTGCTGCATCCACTGAGCCGATGTTTTCAAACAATCCCGGCTGCTCGTTTTCAAGTTGAATCGTATCCACGTCAAGCCCCGACGTTGAACCGCTGTAATCATGCAGTGCGGTTTCCACTGCGTCTAAAATATTCTGTAGTGGCAGAACTTGGGTGTCATCAACATACACATCTATCTGCACACCTGATTCGCGAAAGTCCAACGCGCTACCCATCGCCTTGTGAGGCACATCGTCAACCGTGCTAAAAATAATATGCGGATACGCTGACGCAAGCGGCGCAACGTCTGGATATATTCGCGTTGATACCAGCCCCGTTACCGCCGTGGTTCCGCTCAGTATGCTGTATATCGCCTTGCCTGCGCTCATCGCATCGGCCTCACGTTCAGTTTCTTTGCCTCTCGCTCAAACAATAATCCCAGATGTTTGCCGCTGCTCTGGATCACCGCCTTGCGCTTACGCCGCCACGCTGGACGCATGAACGGATGCTTGGGCGTACCTGGATGCCATAGCGCGGTTCCGTATGTTTGCTTACCACTTGACAACACCTTCTTCGGTGCGCCCTTGCTAAACTTGCCGGGAACCTTAATCACATGCCCTGGAGTACCGAACTCTACAAGATGCGCGTGTGGTGCGCGTTTGTATGAGACTGCCACCGCGACACTAAACCTATGCCGCGCTTTTGGCTTCGACATTACAAAAATAGAGTCCTTTAGGTGGAACTTTTCAGTGCGCTTTTCATCATACGCAACTATCCGTTTTGCTTCATCCCTCACGATTTCAGCCGCTGGCCTAAGCGCGCTGGTTATCTTATCAGGATCAACACCAGCCTTTTTTAACAGACGCACAGCCTTTTTCAATCCATTCAACCCGGTCAACTGCATTGTCACCGATGGCGCCGCCATTAGACATTCACCTTGGCTTCAATGATTAGCGTCTTGCGCTTTTGCTCAACGTCGGTCGTGTCAACCACATTGTAAGTTTGCCCCTCGTAAACAATCCGCGAATCTGTATCTATCCCGGTTATCCACCGAATATCAAAAAATAACGTTGACTCGCTCTTGACCTGTTTACCAAACAGGAACTCACGGCCATTAACCGGCGTCACCGCAGCATGAACATGGCTATATGCAGTTTCGTAGGTCTTGCTAATGCCGCCGTAATCATCCGTGGTCTGCGCCGTGGATGACGCGGGATTCTGCAATGTAATTATATGTCGCCTCGCGGCGTTCCTTACCATTTTTAAAACCTATGATCCGTATAACTTGACATCAATGTGCCGATAGTATTATTACCTACCGGAACCATGTTTGCCGGGCGCTTTGAATCCCTGTCCTCGAACAACTCCATACCACGGAACAGCACCGCCTGTCGTATTGCTTTGGGCACGTCAGACGAACCGCCGTAACCTGAAACAAACTCAATCGCAATCGGGTTACTTGGGTAGAACGTTCCGCTTGGCCAACTCTGCCCCGACGCCAGCGTTACCTCACCCAGATAAGCGTTGGCGTTAACAATGTACGCCGTGCTGCTGAATGTGCTGGTGGTTGCGCCGGTCTCGCTAATGTATTTAATGCTGGCTACACTAACCAGCGGCGGCTTCGGTATTTGGAGCGTGTCACCGCCCGGAAAGCAGTCGAGATACATCGTCCAAGTCTGCGTTCTGAAACTCCAACCGAATCGATCCTCTAAATCTTCACGCGCCGCCGTGTTGAATGTTCCCACGAAAGTATCGTCAGCGGTCGTAGAAATGTATAGGTAGTGATTTAGATCAGAAGTCTCCACCACTTCGCCAGTTGAGGCCGTTTCCAATACCGCGAATCCATCCGGTTGGTCATTCATTTTAACGCCCCTTCAATTTCCCTGTTCGTGTCGCTGCATTTCGAGCTGGCAGTTCCACCATTGCGCATTCTGCGGAGGCGGCTATTGCAGCGGGCAGTGTCGGTTGAGAGGGTGCGCAACACACCGCCTCCGCATGTCCTGATTCAATTAGTATTCTCGCCCGGCCAGCGTCAACGTCAACGATTGCACCCTTTGCGTAATTGCCGTTTGGCCCGGTTGTTAACATTTTTACTTGCATTCTTTTACCGCCTCTTTATACATAGGACACCAACCATTCGTGTTGAACTCTTCACATTCCCGCCAGTCGATGTAGTTTGTATCGGTCACATAATCTACTTTAGTATGTGACATTTTCTGACAACAGTGAGTTGGCCGCTCTGGCGTAATGCCCATTATGTAAAGACAATTAATACACGCACGTTCACCGATTCCCTTACAATCAGGATGTCGCTGATGCCATATCTCAGTCGGTGTTATTGTGTGCATTCTGTTACCGCCCTATCCCTGAGCGCCTGCCACTTTTCACCGCGCCAGACAGACTCAAGTGATTGTGTATTCGCATCGCCCATTAAATGTGCCCCGCTAAAGTCGCCACATGCCGCGCTGACTTCGCCATTCCACCACACCATTATCCGCTGCCACAGTTGGCCAGGGAATATTTCAGCAACGTCTATCTGGCGTTCCTCTTTGTCGTCTATGCCCTCTGGGTTATCGTAGGAACTAATACTCACCATGTCGGCGGTATCTTTCCAGTAGTCGATAAACCCCTGCTCCTCATTAGCGTTCTCTTTCATCGTCACCATTGAGCAACGCACCATTGGCAACGCCTGTCCCAGTTCGTTCCGTATTTCAATGAAACGGTGTATCTTGCGCAGCGTCTCCGGTAACTTCGCTGGCTTACGTAAATAGTTATATGTTTTCGCCTGCACGCTATCGACTGAGAAGAATATCTTTGTCAGCCCCGCATTAATCAATCCGCGCGACATATCATCAGTCAACGCCACGCCGTTTGTATTAAACATAATGTCAAGGTATCCTAGTTGCTTGCAATACCGCACCATCTCAATGATATCGGGATGCAGCAGCGGCTCGCCCATATAGTTGAACTTGACGCTTACCGCGCCCTTTGCCGCGCCTTCATCGGCGCATTTTCTGAACAGTTTCTCAGACATAAAACCGACTTTGCGAAACTGCTTCTTGCTTATGGCATTGGTTCGCCAACAGTGCGGACACCTCAAGTTGCAAGCGTTTGTCACTTCAAGATCAATATGCAATGGAAACCGTGAAACATAATGTTCCTTCGGCCATTGCTCAAACCGCTTGCGATATAACCAGTAATCGCTACCAAACGCCAGTTCCCAGGGCTGCAACCCCTCTGGTTTATGCTCCATGTAGTTCGCCTGCTTAAGAATGTCCAGTGCGTTATCCATCTATGTAGCCGCCCTCTGTGACAACTTCCGTCGTCATATCCACAAGCGCCAACCCATACTCACCGCGCAACTCTAGCCAATCGTGGTTAAACTCTTTTAACGCCTCTCGGATATGCACGGCATGTGGCGTCATGTTTAGATCATGAATAGCGACTCGCTTAACCCGGCCCTTGAGCGCCCGTAGTTCAGCCAGTACATGATCTTTCCTGTGGTCGCTATCCAATAACACGAAGGCAAAATCCCCCTCATGCGCATTGATCCATTCCACTGAATCACCTGTCACGACCTCAAGGTTAGGGTTGTCTTGCAAGTTGATCTCATGCCATTTCAAAGAGTCGATATCCACCGTAACCACCCTGGACTTCTTGACCGCCGCAACATTTAACAGCGCCCGCGTTAGATGCCCTGGCCCTGTTCCTGTTTCCAATATAAGTCCCGGCTCCTCAATTGCCTCACATGCAATACCCATAAGGTTCAGCCAGTCCTGGTATCCAGGGTTGGTGTATTCCCGCGTATCGATTACCGGGCCATCGTCCCAATCCCTACGCTGGTAAACGCGCCGACTGTACCCCCTCGGCGGCGGTACTGGAAACTTCAATGTCATCTGCTCTGTCATAATTTATTTTACCCTCTCTTTATTTTTCCATCACCGCAATGGCGACACTGCCCAATAGTATGGTTTATCTCTTTCGCTTAAAATTGGAAGCCGTCAATAAACATGGTAATCGCGCCCGTTACGCTACCAGTTGATCGAGTGACTGTTGCCGTGATTGTCTCGCCAGCAATCGGATAGCCGCCCCCAGGTACACCCAATGCATTCTCCGTGGTATTAGAGAACGCGCCGCCCGTGGTGGTAATGGCATCCAGATTCAATGCGTACCACGTATCGGCAGAAGGTGGCCCAATCGTCAACAGCGGGAAATCCCCGGCGGTAAGCGTCAGCGTCTCCGTACTCTTGATCGGCAACGCAGTTGAAGCACTATAGAACAGGGCAACCAACATCCCATTGTAACGCCCGGTACTCGATACCGTTGTTGCGCCAGCGGACGAGCCGGTTAGCGCAAGTGTTTCCTTTATTAAATAACCCATTTTCTATTCCACTCCGTTTAGTTCGTTTTTCATTATGAAGTTGCAGTTTTCGATAGCGCCAATCATCTGGTGCTTCTGCGCTTCCTGTTGTGTTACTTGGTTCTGGAGGTTTTGCACCCTGCCCTGTAACTCGTTTTTCCGCGCTCCAATGGCTTGTTTCAGCGTCCGGAACTCCGGCGATTGATAACCATAAATAAACGGCGCTTTCAACAGGTCGGATTGCGGCGGGATATATACCCGTATACCAGCGGCCTTTGCCAGCCCAATAAAGTATTCGCATGACGGCTTCTGGCTCCCGTATTCAGAGTCCAGCGCCATGTCTACGCCGTATAAGTGGATTTCGTCAAAACCCTCCGGGTTGCGTACCCAAGGCAAGCCCGTCTGCTTTTGCACTTCGGGCGGCGCAGGCATAAGGCTTTCCAGTAACGCCAGCGCTATCTGCTCACTAATGCTGTTTGTTAAGTACGTGCCGAATATTGAAACAATATTATGCAACGGATACTCAACACTCTCCGGGACTTCCTCTATTTTCTTTTGCAAGTAAACGGGGAAGCCTTTTGCTTCTTTCAACCACTCCCAATGTTTGTCGCCCCTATTCATTAGGTGGAACGTCTCGGGAGGGTGTAAATCAAACCACCTTAGCCTGCCTTCCGCAGCAATCTCTTGCCACGGAATAGACAGGTAAAGGTCGTTGATGCCCCATATTTCAAAGGACGAATCCTTAAACGGGGCCAATCCCATAGACGAAGGAGCATAACCGACAATGGCAACCTTCTTCTTATCAGACATAAATACAGTGTTCCTTTCGCTTAACTGGTAGCGACGGTACCGTTGTTGCTTAATACGTAATACGCAGTCGCGCTTACACCCATGAGCCACAAGGCATCTTTGTCAGCGTTGAATGTTGCTACCGTTCCGCCATCAATCGTACCCGTAGTGCTTACGGTTAACGGTGCGGAAGTACCAGCGACACCGGTGCATATAATCGCCTTGAGCCGTCCCGGGCCAGGAACGGCAAGAGTGAACGCCTTGGCTGCACCGGTTGAATTAATGGTGGTGACGCCAAAATTAGTGATAGGTGTGCCTGTAGTTGCGGCCACAAAGGGCAATGTTAGATAAGAGCCGTCAGCAAGGGTGACATAGCCACCACTTGCAGCCGCAATGTATCCACCCGTTTCAAGGTCGATGTGACCACCGCTCGCAACGTCCACTTGTCCACCACTCGCAATATCAATTGCGCCGCCGCTTTCCAGGTTTATCTGGCCAGCGGACTTAACATCAATATCGCCGTAGACTTCCAAGTCTCCTGACGTGCCGACCTGCATTACTTTACCGCCCTGATTCATATGAATAGGTGCGCTATAGCCTGAAGATTCAGCCATAATTATTTATCCTTTCGTCAAGCGGCGGGACACCGTGCCCCGCCGCCATCATTTTTTCAATCATCCGGCCTAAGCCTCAGCCGGTGTAATGTTGGTTACAGCGTGATACACGCCCTTGTGCGTAGTCGGGGCTGCTTTCGCCCCATACTGAATAGCAGTGATGCCGTCAATCACGCAGTTGGCCGTTGTAATCGTGACAATCGGCCAGATATAACGATCTGTCGGATTAACGATATCCATTGCCAGTATCTGATTATCAGCGACGCCTGCGGTTGTCTCTGTTACCGTGCACGTGGTACCGGCAAGAGTAGCCGCACCAGTACTGGTTGTGGTTGCGCCCTGTTTGGCGGTTAGTGTAACCACCGCCGTAGAGGTTGCTAGTCCCAGATGCAGGAGCAGCAAGCAACTTTCAAAACCAGACATATCAATCATGTCGCCCGTGCTTTCACCAGTCCCAGCGGATGCCGCCGAGGTCGGACGTTGAATTGCTACGTTTTTTAGAAGTCCACCGTTTTTGCTCATTGTATTTTCCTTTCTGAGTCAGGGGTTAACCTAACTTGACTCGTGTAAAGGCTTCAGCCAGAACTGGAGCAGCGTCAACTTCACGCCGTCCGATATAACCGATCTGCCCAGTACGGGCATACAGTTCATTGAGCACCTTCATTGCGAGGTTACCAGTCTCAATAATCCAATACTTGCTGAAGTCGCCGACGATGCCAACATAGAGGCTAGTCGTCCATGTGTCGGGAACATATTCGCTTTGCAGAACAGGAGCGCCCTCGATAGTGCGCGGTACTCCAGAACGAACGAAGGCTTCCCAAATGTAGTCGCCTTCGCCGTTTTTCAGTTTACTAATGTTCTTGACGCCGGTGCGGTTGAATAGCCAACTCGCCTTGGCTTGGTACTGTTGCTTCAGGTTGTAGAAGGCTTCCTTCAGCCCGTCAAAAGTAACGGCGGAAGTTGTATTTCCAGTGCTGACATCCTGGCCGGTGTCAATGCCCTGATTACTGGCGGTAAACAAGCCGAGGGGCCGCTGTGCGCCGGAGCCATCGATATAGGCCTGCTCTTCGGTGATGCCAAGTTTGTATCCCATGCGCTCAGAAACAAGAGAACTAACCGGAATAGCGGAGTTCCTGATAAGTTTCTCCGAAACCTTCAGGAGCTTGGCGTGTTCATGCGGGAACAATTCGCGTTTCCCGAAGTTCATCGCCGTGTCCTCATTGATTGAGGTAATCTCACCCTGCCAAGTCGTGTCTTCCATGTCGGTTTCCAGTTCCGGGAAACCAATGCTGGCCGCTTTGGTTAGAGGAATCACCCGTGCAAGGCTCCTTATTACGGAGGCATTATCAACAGCCTGGATCAACTCTGCCCTGAAGTCTTCGGGAGTAACTAAATACCCACCGGCAATATCAGAGTCAGCCTGTAATGCGCGGAGTTCATCAGCGGTATTAGTGAGAGACAGGCAGCGGTTGAACATCTCGCGCTTTTCGTCGCGCTGCTCCTGCTCTCTGTTCTCCGGTTTGCCAGGGGCGGGTTCGTTGCCGCCCGGCAACTCTTCCCGACTTCTCGCTTCATCCTGTGCAGCCGTTCTCTCAATCATCTTCCGCTCACGCTCAATGCTGGACTCTTCGCGGGTGATCTTAATATTAAGTTCATCCCAGCGAGTATCAAGTTTTTCGTATGAGGCTTTTTCGGTGTCATTGAGGTCGCGGCTTTCTGCTTCTGCCGTGTCGTCAATCTGCCGCATCTCAACAAGGACGTTGCCTTGCTCTTCAAGCCAGCTTTTCAATTTGTCACTCATGCTCTTATCCCTTCTTTGTTTTTAATTCTTTTTCACGGATGTCATTGCGTCGCTTGCGCTTCGCACGCTGCCACTCCTGTGGCTGCTCTTGCTCATCGCTGGCAGGCGGCTCCTGCGCGTCCTGCTCTTGCGCTCGTCTTGACTCCGTGTATTCAGCAAACACTTGGTCAGCCGAACGAACGGCAACCTTTGTCTGCGTATATGCCGGAAATGTCACGGGCGAAACATCAAACAGTTCCACCTCGTGTAAAGTTCTTACTGGTGTCTTGGGCTTTTCGTCCCACTCTTCACGTAGAACGCGAAAGCCGAATGACATCTGGGAAATGTCACCGCGTTCGATACTCACCATCAAGTCATTGGCGAATGAAGTATCGGGCGGGTCTATCTCAACCGCCAGCCCCTTCTTATCCTCTTCCATCCGCAACGTCCCGGCCTTGGTTCGGCCAAGTACGTAATCGGGCGAATGGTTGAACAGCGCACGGACATCCGCGTCAAGAGTATCAGCAAAAGCGCCGGGTGCAATCTTCTCGACAAAGCCACCGAGGTCTTCACTCTTCTTATTGAATACGGCAGCGTGTCCCTTGATGGTCCTTTGCTCACCTTCGCCACTATCTGCGCGTAGTTCCGCAATTGGGAAACTGCGCTCTTCGCGCATCGGTAGCGCGTCGCGTGTTTCAACGTTTGGGGGTTTAGGTATTGTCATGATTAATTTTCTCCGTCATTTTCTCCGTCATTTTCTCCGTCATTTTCTCCGTCATTTTCTCCGTCATATCGACAACGGCAATTCCACAATCACCGTGTAACTCTTCATATTCGTGGCCAAACTCTTCCAGCGCCAACCTTATCCCGTTGCCGTGGCTTCTGTGGTCTATGTTATGGACAGCAACGGTCTTCACTTTGCCTTCGAGAGCCTTTAACTCTGCCAGTATGTGCTCTCTATTATGGCTGCTGTCCAGGAATGCAAAGGACAGTTTGCCCTTGTAATTCAATATCCATTCAATAGGGTCAGCCGTCACGACGGTCAATTCAGGGTTTTCACGTAAGTCAATCCCGTGCGTTTCGGCTTCATTAGAATCCACCGAATACAACCAGCATCCCGTTTTCTTAGCGACATTAACCAGCGCCCGTATCAAGTCGCCGTTCGCTGTGCCTGTTTCCAGCATGACGCCACCGGGCTTCCTTACCGCCTTAAGCGCGGCGTCCGTTAAGTTCTGCCAATCACGCGCCCCGCCACCACCCACATTACTGGGTACGGGATACCTGTCAGCGGACTTTCTATCCGGCGTCGGCAAGTCCACTAATTCGGCGTAATGCCCCTCAATCATTGGCCCCGCTTCGTCTGTGCTGACCCAGCGCAAGTCCAATGCCTTCCAGCAACCCTTCGGTCCCGCGCCCTTCGTTAACATTCTTACTCTTATCAAACCGTTATCGCCCACTGTTCCACCCCTTTGATTTATCATCCCGCCACCACTGAGCACGTACAGCCATTATGTAACGGTGGATGTGCAAAATCACGCTGTACATTTAGCGGTGCGGTGTCGCCTGTCGGGTTAACTGTGTCGCCCGGCTTCAAGAACGAACCACTCACCGACACCGTGCGCCCGGCCATCTGTTCACATAGCGGACACGGCTTACCGCTCGTTACCCAGACCTTACGAGTAATGCCCCCGGCCACAAACACCGCCGTAGCCATTGCGCTTGCAAGGTTATTACCCTGCCTGTCCGCAACCTTGTCTGCCCTTTTCTCTTCCCATTCGCTAAGTCGTTTATCTATAGCATCAAACTGTTTTTCAGGTTCCGTATCATCCAATATAGCAAGCAATTGATTACGGGAATTATCACTGTGCTCAATTCCGTATTGTTTCGTGTAACCCTTGTTCCAGTCGGGAACATCCAGCGGCGTCTCGCTATCTATTTCATTCACCGCAAGCCCGTGCACTTCTTTTGATAACGCAAGGAAAACGCTCTCCATGTGTTTATCAACGGTGGCTGGGTAATCCTTGTAGAACTTTTGCAGGAAACCCTTAAAGTCAGCAGCGGCACGAGACTGCAACATTGACTTAGCCTTTTTCCGCACGTCAATAACTTCACGGTTAACCACACGCCGCGCGGCGTCAGCAATCAATGGCTGCATACGTTCAATAGCCTTGCGCCTGGATTTAGCGGAGCGGCTGGCGCGTTCCTCTTGCGTCGGTATCGCCCTTATTGATTTCGTTTCCTCTTTCGCCTTGTCACCCTGGCCACCCATCTGATCTATCTGCGTTGATGGAATGTGGTTTGTCGGGAATAACAAAACATCCCCACCGTCTTCTGGGTTCCAGTTTTCCTTAGCCCGCGCTTCATTCGGCTTCATAAAGCCCTTGTCAATCGCCTCCCCGTATGCAGAAAACCGCTGCGCCGTGTCGCCACGTAGTAGTGCGTCGGGTAAAAACTCACAATAGTATGTTTTTAGTTCCTCTTTAGTAAATAAATCCCTATGTATTGCCTGCTGGATGCACGTCAATACCGGAAGTAGTACATCTTTGTGGTAAACAAGTACCATTTCCGTAGCATTCGTGAAGGTGTTATACTCCCAATCGTTCAAGAGGTTGAGCGGAATACGCCATATACTGGCGATGTCACGCTTGCTATACTTCATTAACTCAAGAAACTCGGCATCCTTCAGCGGCATTCCAATGGTTTTAATGTCCATCTCTTCTGGAATTATGCCGATATTATGCTTGTTCTTTAACCCCTTGTGCTGATCGTTCCATGCCTCGCGGAAGTTCTTGACCGCAGCCGTACTCATCGCGGGTGCGCCCTTACGAATAACCACTGTCGATGGCGTCGCGTCATTCTCATAGAAACGTTCCGCAAACTCTTGCGTCGCCATGCCAAGCGCAATGGAATCTCTCAACACCTGAACTGGCGAGTACCCCTTCAGTCCGTTGGTTAGCACGTTTCTAATATGCAATATCTCTTGTTGGAAGAAAGCCCTATTTTCACCATTCGCTTGCCTGTATGTGTAAATTATCTTTCCCTTGACTCGCGCAACTTTCATGCGTCCAGGATACAGGGGAATTAGTTTCTCTGGTTTTCCGTACAAAACATTGCCCTTGCGCATGATCTGCGCGTAAGCATTTCCCCAAAGTGCGAGACTGGCAGTCATGAACCCCCAAAACTCATAAGGCGTATTCTCCGCATTGGGTCCTTGATTCAGTAATATATAATTAGGATGATCAACCGCCTTGTCTCTACCATCATCGTCCGGCCTGCGTTTATACACATGCAGCGGCAACATCCCTACAGATTCAGCAAGTATCTTTTGACAGACATAAACGGTGGTGAAAGTCATGGCGGTGGCTTCGTCCACGGCAATCCCGGTTTTTGTATCGCTACCGCCCGCAAAGACAGCAAGCGTGGCGTCACTCGGATTGGCCGGGTGGCTTCTTGTTTCGGATACAGGTTTTTCCAGCAGTTGACCGAATATTCCCATTACTGATTCCCTTTACTCAACATCAAGCCCACCGCCATCAGCAACGAACCAACAACGGCCAGTGAAATACGAAAATCATAAAACCAAAGCCCCGCGCCCAGTGAACCCAACCCCAAAACCACCACGGCATCCCAAGCATCGAACCTGCGTTTCTCTACCATATCGAGTATGCCCCATCCTCAAAGACACTGGCGCTATTTTGTTCAGCCCGACCCGCCCTATCAACTGACATTATCATCGCAACGATGCCGTCGATCTTACCCTGCGACTCTTCTTTGTCTGGCTTCAGGTTCCCAGCCGGGTCTATCCTTACACTAACATTACCAGACATCCATTCAGTTATCGGGTTGTTGCCGTGGTTCAGTTTGCCCTCAAGTAATAGCCGTTCAAAGTCCTTCATCGGTGCGCCCATACTCATGTAACCCATGCCAAACGGCACGACAGGCAAGCCCTCTTCAGCCATCTCCATCATTATCTGGTAGCCCTGAAACAAGCGGTCAACATTCAACCCCTTGACGGCAAACTTGGCAGCGTCGGCGATAACAGCCGCCTTGATAAACTTGTAATCAATCGCGTTACCGGGCGTAGTCGTCAACCAACCCTCACGCGCCCACGCCTGATACTGACTCGCGTATTGATTTTTTGTATCGTGTAATCGTGCCTCTGGACACCAATACCGGTAAAGAAAATCAATCTGCTCGTCGTCGCCAGGAAACGCCCAGCACAACGCCGCCATATCGGATACGGTCGCAAGGTCTAACCCGCCGTAGCAGTCCCGCCCGAACATCGCCGACTCAACCATGATGCCGCCGTTCCGCTTCCAGGTGTCCGGGTCAATCCAGCGGACACTCTGATTCGTCCAGACGTTGAGGCGCTTGCAGAGGAAGTTATTCAACTCCATCGGCATTCCAACTGTCGTGACAAAGTGCGCCCGCATGTCCTCAATCTTAACACTAACGCCCAGGTTAGGATTCGCCTTGATCCAGTTGGCCTCGTCCTTGTAATCGTCATCCTTATCGATGGCAGCGATGAATACAAAGAACGCATCGTCAATGACTGCGCCAGAAGCAAACCCCTCAAGCACTTTGATGCCGTACTTGTGGAGATTGTGCCCAATGCCCTCACGCAACACGCCCGATGTGGTGATACCAAACATCAGCGGTTGACGCCTTGCGCCGGTGGCCGACTTCACGACCTGATACTGGTCTGGCTTCTTGTGAGCATGAACCTCATCCAGTATCGCGCAACTCGGATTCAACCCATCATCGGTTCCTTGATCTGCGCCCAGTGGCTCAAACTTGCCGTATGTTTCCTCAATGCTCAGGTTATCCCTGAACTTCTTAACCAACTTCCGCAAGTCCGGTGAGGCGTCCCGCATCCTGATTGCCTCAGCATGTACCAGCCGCGCCTGATCTCGCTTGGTAGCACAGGTGTATATCTCGGGTCGGCCCTCGCCATCGGCCACTAACATATACAACCCGATAACCGCCGCCAAGAAACTCTTGCCATTCTTGCGGGCAATTTCAGTTAGCGATTCCCTATAACGCCGCGTCCCGTCATCCCGCATCCAGCCGAACAGGTTCCATAGCACGAACTGCTGCCACGGTTCAGGCTCAAACACCTGCCCCACCCACTCGCCAGTTGAATGCCGTATGAATTGGCAGAACTCAATCGGCCTCTGTGCAGCGTCCTCGTCAAAGTGCAACCCACGTTCAGCCCCATGCTCAAGATCGTGAACATGCCGCTCAACGCATAGCCTGACATACTCGCCGACAATCTGCTTGCCGGATAGCACGTCCTCTATGTATTGCTTCGCTGGGTGCTGCATTAATTACACTCCATTAGTCCGTGGACTAATTTTAGTACTTTGTGTAAATATGAAGTTGAGCTTCCGTTTTGCATATTAAGCGCCCTTCCCCTTTTTCCTAAACTTATCAAAATCAGACTCCACCGGCTTCGGCTCGACGCTGATGCGGGTGCGGCTCGCTGGCGTCATGCCGAACTCTTTAGCAAGTGAATTGAAAGTATCCCGCGCCTTATTGCGAATCGCCACCCAGGGCGACGGTAGCTTATAGCCGGATTCTGTCTCAAGTATCGCATCATCGCCCCTAACTTGGTCACGAGCATCCAGGAAATCAGCCCACGCATCAGCCATAACCGCCAGTTGATAAGCGTCAAGCATTGTAAGTACATTGATCTTATCCAACTCAACAGACAGGTCAGCCCAACACGCCCGCCCCCGCTCACTCAAAAACTCAGGGCAATCAGGAATCCCGCGCTCAGGTTGAGGC